CGGCGAATTTCCGCTGCGTGCGGGTGACTGATGGGACCGACACAGCGGCCTCGTTGTCCCTTCTCGGTGCGGTTACCTTCACTGCAATATATACCGGTAGCTTTGGTAATGAGATGACGTTGAATTTGTCGGCCGGTTCGGCGGCGAATTCGTGGCGCCTTACCGTGGCCTTTCCTCGTCAGAGCCCGGAGGTGTTCGACAACATTAGCGGAACTGGTACGGCCTTCTGGACGAACTTGGCGAGCGCTGTGAATGCGGGGCGCGGCGCTTTGCGGGGGCCGTCTCAGCTTGTCGTTGCGACGGTTACATCGTCGAGCGCGACGCCGCTTGCCGGAATCTATCCGTTTTCAGCGGGCACGCCGGGGACGGACGGCGCTGGCGGCGTGACGGTTGAAGCGCTTGTTGGTGTTGACACGTTGCCGCGGGCGGGGATGTACGCCCTGCGAGGCCAGGCTTGCGCTTTGGCGCTGCTGGCTGATGCGGATGATGCTACGACGTGGAGTGCCCAGGCGGAATTTGGGCTCTCCGAGACGATCTATATGATTCTGACTGGCCCCGCAGGGGACAATATTGCGAATGCCACGACTGTCAAAGCGACTGCGGGGATCGATTCTTATGCCGCCAAGGTGATGTTGGGTGATTGGGTCTATTGGTATGACCAGGCGAACGCCTTGACGCGCATGGTGTCTCCGCAGGGGTTTGTCGCGGGCAGGCTTGCTAATCTCTCGCCGGAACAGTCTTCGCTGAACAAGCCACTTTATGGTGTCATCGGTACGCAAAAATCTGGCCTACCTGGCGGTGTGACGGCGACAACCTATGCGACAGCTGATCTGTCCGCGCTGCTGTCGGCGGGCATTGACGTGATCACCAATCCGCAGCCGGGAGGTTTGTATTGGGGTGTGCGCGGCGGGCATAATTCTTCGTCGAATGCGGCGACAAACGGGGACAATTATACGCGGCTCACGAATTATATTGCGACGACCTTGTCGGCCGGTATGGGTCAATATGTCGGGCAGCTTGTTAATAGCACGCTGTTCCAAAATGTCCGCGCAACCCTGCTCGCGTTTCTGAATGGGTTGCTTGGGCAGGGCTTGCTGGGGTCGACGGATGGCTCGCTGCCATTTGCCGTTGTTTGTGACCTTTCCAACAATCCTGCGAGCCGGACGGGCTTGGGTTATGTGCAGGCCGATGTTCAGGTGACATACCAGGCGATCAACGAGAAATTCATCGTGAATGTTCAGGGTGGTCAAACCATACAGGTCAGCCGGCAGACAACGCCGAGCGTTTAACGAGAGGAGCTGATCATGCCGTATAATACTTTTTCGGTTGGGAATGACTGCCAACTGGTTGTGATGGGCCCTTTTGGGCGGGTTGATCTTGAGCATGTGACGGGGTTTGAGGCACACCAGGTGACGCAATCGGTTCGTGTGGATCGGCTCGATGGGGTACAGCTTGGGGCTGAACTGCCGAAGGGATGGTCGGGCATGTTTACGCTTGACCGGGGATCGCCGGCCGCCGATGATTTTATCGCGCAGATTGAACGGGCGTATTTTGCCGGGCAGTCGATCGCGGCTGGAACGCTCTATCAGTATGTTAACGAGCCTGATGGGTCGACCTCTACGTATCAGTTCACCGGTGCTGTGTTCAAGCTGACTTCCGCGGGGGCTTATCGTGGTGATGCGCCCGTTTCGCAGCGTTTGGACTTTTATGCGTCGAGCCGAGTGAGTGTGTGATGGAACGGATTGTTACCGACAAATCGGGACGAAGCCTATCGCTTCGGCGGGTTGGCGTACTGGAGACGTTGCGGCTTTACAAGGCGTTGGGGCCGGAACTCTCGGTCAATGAAGCCTATATGGGATTGGCCGTGATTGCCGGGTCTGTCGCGGTGCTAGATGGTGTGCCGATGCCTTTTCCGGCGAGCGAGGCCGCGGTGGAGGCTTGCCTTGAGCGCCTGGGCGAGGCGGGCACCGAGGCGGTTGCCGCTGCGATCGTGCCGGCACCTGCGGAATCCGTTCTGGCGCAAGCGGGAAACTGAGCAGGCACCCTGGGCTGACTGACTGCCTGTACCTTGTGAAGTGCGGGGTGCCTTATGAGATTGCTTTCCAATTGGGTGAGGCAGAGCGGCTTGCGCATATTGTGACGTTTGGACAGCTGGATGGGCTGACGTTTGATTGGCGCCGACTTTGCTGGATGGATGGTTAGTTTATGAGTGGTGATGTTATTTCAATTAGGGGCGTAGTTCTTCAGGGTTTTGAAGTGCCCGAGAGAATTGTTGTCTCGGGAGGACAGAGGATTGCGATACATGACCTGATCGGCGGCGGGCGTGTGATTGACGCGTTGGGCGCGAATGCCGGGGCGATCGAGTTCGGAGGTACCTTTTCGGGCGACGATGCGGCGGTGAGGGCACAGATTTTGGATGCGGCAACGGCGCTTGGTGTCCAGGTGCCGCTATACTGGAACAGCTTCTTTTATATGGCTGTTATTGAGAAATTTAAGTTTGATTTCGAGAAACCCTGGTGGATACCGTTTTCCCTCCGTTGCGCGGTAACGCTTGATCCAGCTGCCTTGGTTGCTGGTCTGGTCAATTCGATTACAAATTCAGTTGCGGCGGATGTGTTATCGGCCGTGTCATTGGCGCCACAGGCCGGATTGTCGTTGGGGTTGTCTGCGACGCCAAGTCTGACCAGTTTAACGAACGCGCAGAATGCGGCGTCGGCGGCGTTGGGGGCCGCGGACTCCAATCTCGCTTCGCAAACCGCTGGACTACATGCGCTTACGGACCCTGCCTTGGCGGGCCCTGTCGTCTCCGGGCTGGTGGCTTCGGCGGGTCGACTTGCGGCGATTAGTTGTGTAGGCGGTTATTTGCAGAGGGCCTCGATCAATATGGCGAATGAGCTCCTGTAATGGTGACGACGGTGGTTGTCAGCGGCGGGAATTTGTTTGCTCTTGCGGCGCGATATTTGAACGATGCGACGCAGTGGATACGGATCGCGCAGGCCAATAAAATATCCGATCCACAGTTGACAGGGATCAATACGATCATCATTCCGTCGGTTAACCCGAGCGCAGGTGGTGGGATTGCAAGTTAATCAGCCAGAGATACGTGTCGCGATCGGCGGAGTTCCAGTTTTCGGCATCATCTCGGCGGACGTTGAACGTGTTGCGTTCTTCGCTGCGGATCGGTTTTCGGTTACGTTTTCGGTAGATGCCTCCGGACAGACGTTTAGTTTCTTTTCAGGGGCGGGAAAGCAACTCGCAACGATTGACGTGGCGCTACAAGAGTTTGGATATGTTGAGTTGCTGACCGGACAGATTGACAATGTTTACAGCGACCTGTTGGAAAATAAGGTGACAGTGAGCGGACGCGACTTATCCGCCCAACTGATTGACACTGAGATCGCGGAAACATTTGCCAATCAGACGTCCAGCCAGATCGCAACGTTGATTTGCGGTCGGCATCAACTGACACCCAATGTAACCGCCGAAGCGCCGCATCAAACCGCGTTATCGGACGTTGCAAACGCCGTCAACGCGGCAGCGCCAATCATTTCTACGGCGGGCGCAAGCCTGCCGGCCAAATCGGCCTCGCAGGTTGCCAGTGGCCTGACGGCGATCCAGGCGCTCGTTGCTTTTCTCAAGACCGTGTTCTGAAATGCGGCGTCCGAGCCGCCGCTAAATCTGATAGGATCGAAAACCTTAGGGTGATATATGAAACGTTCCGACCTGTATGTCGTCTGCGCGATCTTTAACCCGATTCGGTGGCAAAGCCGTATGGCTTTGTACAAGGCATTCGAAGAACACATGCTTGATAGTGGCGTGACACTGTCCGTGGTCGAATGCGCGCTTGGCGGGCGGCCATTCGAAATCGTGGGGCGGCCGCACATCACGCATGTTCCGGTGCGGGCCAGAACATTGGCTTGGAACAAGGAAAACCTTATCAACATCGGCATCCAGCGGTTGCCCGAACAAGCGCAGCGCATCGCTTGGTTCGATGCCGACATCGAATTTCGAAATGCTGACTGGGTTATGGATACGCTGCACGCGTTGGAGCAATATCCAGTTGTGCAGCCTTGGAGCGAAGCGTTGGATTTAGGCCCAGATGGTACGCCGATGTTTATCAAGGGAAGCCATCTTCACACCGCG